GTCCTCTTTAGTGAGGATCGCGGTGAGCCATGTCAATTATTTGTGACAGATTAACTTTCGAGTTGTACAGGTAGCACTGTACTTGCTGTTTCAATTTCTTGAAATCGTACATTCATGTATGAATTCCATGGTCGTTAGCGGCCATGAAGTAACATATGATTGTTTCTGTTTTGTGTAGGAGTACCTTCTCCGAATGTGAAGGTAGTTGGCTACAACTTTAATGTAGCACCCACGACGATTGTCAACTTGGTTTTGACAACCTTGCTCTTTGGGTGAAATCTATATCAGGGGACTTTTATCAGTCCTGGCGTGTCCTTGGACGCGCCTTCGAGTTACGGGGGTAGTTCCCCTGAGTTTTGCTCTAAATAACTCGCTGACCTTAGTGGTGTGTTTTTGAAGTCTTGGGTGGTTCCTTTGCCCTTGACCTAGTTTTGTCCCTCCATAAAACTATGTTAAAAGTTTCCGTTAATTTAAAGTAGCATGTATGATCCAATGCTATTCGGCTTCGCCTTCGTACGGCAAGTTGAATTAAGACAGATTGATTCTATCCCATTTCTCATCGCGCCCTCCGGTTGACCAAAGTGTCATTTCTTTTTAGGGATAGTCTAACTTTAAGAAGGGCGCACTCAAGAAAATGATTGAAATTTTTCCCCAAAATAATGTAATAAATAATGTTGTTGCCGAGGAGGGCATGTTAATGGAGACTTTAAAGTTACTGGGTGTGACTTTTGCCATTTACGTTGTAGTTTTCAACGTTTTTCGGCGTGGCTCCTATTGGCAGCAAGCTACTATTCAAGTGTGGCGTGGAGCTTCACTTGTTATTGTGGCGCGTTTTCTGTTTTCTTTGCTGCCTGGTGGTGGATTGGTCCAGTGGATTGCCTCATTAGCTTATTGTTTTGTGGCATTCATGGGCACGTTGTTCTTTGTGCAATATTTGATGATTTGGATCGCACATGAATGGTCGTTGCTTTATCCTGGACTTTTAGATGAGATGCAAACGCAGCTTGATTTTTATTCGCCAGGTGCGTTTAGGCTACGTGATCCGACCCAGCGCCATTCTCATGCTGCATTATGTTTAGTGTTGCTTGTGAAATTGCGCTTGATGTGGATTTATTTCCCACAGTTTACGGAATACGTGTCTTTTAAGGCTCAGACTGAGAAGATTGTTTATGTTGATGATGTTGAACGACATCGCCGGTATGTCTTTTTACAAGAGTTAGCACGACAATCTCCGTTTTGTGGGTTTGCTGAGTTTGAACGTGAAGGAATGGTGCTCATCATGTATCTCGATGGGGATTGTGATGATGTTAAAATTACTTTACGTTTACATGATGGGACTAGAGTGCCTCAGGTGATGTGGGATGAAATGCGCTGTCAGAAGATATTGCAGCGTGTTAATGTCCTAATATCTCGTCTTCTTAATGTAACACGTGCCTCATTCCATGAATTGGTTAATGAGTGGCGTGTTGGTATAGCTCGTAGTGAGCGGCGTAGAAGACGTTTTGAGGAGTTGGCGCGTTTGGATGCTGAGCGTGTGAAGTTGAAGACACGTAAAGATCCGAAGCGCCTGAAGGGGCGTGACAAACATCGATTTGTTTTAGAACAACAAAGTCAACAAATAGATGTTTATCGCGGTTTGATGGATGTTGTTGAATCCACTTATACACTATATCAAGAATATAATAGGTGCTTTGACATCATGGAATATACAAATACTGTTTCGACATTCAAGTATAATCAATTTGCGCGTGCAGTGCTCCATTTCTTTCGGGAGATGGTAGGCAAAGTCCGCTTGTCAGATTTGGCCGAGACTTGTATTGTTGGCGGTATTCAAATGTTCCAGCAAAGTGGTATTGAAACGTTGTTGAAGCGCATCGAACAGAAATTCGGTACGTTTAGACCTTCGTTTCTTAAACCACAATCCGCTAGGATTATGGGGATTTTTGAGTCCACTCCCGCATTTTTGTTGTTGGCGTTGCCCTTTATGGGCGCCTTGAAGGACTGGAATGCGATGTTTGATCAATTTTCCTCCTCTGCCAAGAGATTTTGGGCAGTAGGTGGTATCGCGGATTCGGCCTCATTGTTGGTGTGGTTGTCACAGTATCTTGTTTGGCTGTTTCAGACAGGTAAGCAAGTGTTTGAGACGGGGTCGCTTGCTCCATTTTACCATACAGGAGCCACATATAAGAAGTGGTTTCTTGATTCATCTGAAGTTTTGGAATCATATCATGAAATTATGATGATGTCTGATGATTCCAGTGTGGATGATTATTGGCAACGGTGTAATGAATTGATTGAACAAGGTCATGATATGATTAGTAAGTTAAATAATTCAAAAGTGCCGGAAATGGTTCACCTAGTTCGTAGGCGTGATGAGTTGTTGCGTTTACGAAATTCTGATGAATTGATCGCGTTGGCTAACCGGTCTAAGCCTGAACCGTTTTTCATTGCCATTTATGGCAATCCAGCGACAGGAAAGACTGTGTTTATAGATGAATTGTTGCGTAGTTTTTACGCGATACAGGGCAAGGTTTATAAGGAGAAATGGAAATTGCTTCTGAATTCATCTTCCAAATTTGACGACGGACAGATGCCCTATCATAGATGTTTCGTCATCGATGATATGGGCCAAGCCCATGCGTCAGCAAATGGACAGGTTTGTCTAAATGAATTGATTCGAGTAATGGGTTATGCAAATTCAACCATTGCTCCCTCAAATCAGGCTGATTTGAAGGATAAGGGGAAGATTTTTGCACGGCCAGATATAGTCATCATTACGACGAATAATCCAGATTTTGGAGCTAAGGAGGTCATCAGATATCCTGCTGCTTTGATGCGGCGGATTAAGCGTCGTGTGCATTTACACGTGAAGCCGGATTTTCGTCCGACTATCATGTCGAATATGATAGACACGACAAAAGAGATTCGCGAACCTGACATTCACAGATATTCTGTGTTTAGTTACGTGTTGCAAACATCTTCTAATGAGCCTCCTCACAAGGTTGGTCATCACTTCTTGGACCCGTCTAATGATGGATGTACTATTGAGGAAAATCAGATCCTCAATAACGTGGGCCAAGATGAGTTCTTCCCATGGTTTGACAATGAGGTGAAATGCCACTTGGCTACAGTCAAGCGCATGAAAGAACTTAAAAAACGTCAGGCAGATTCGCATTATTGTGACGAACATAAAATGTTGTCATATAGGTGTGCGAGCTATCATGATATTGAGAAGCAAGGGGCTGTTATATCACTTGGGAAAGATGCGGTGCAAAAGTGTAGGCGACAGTTCCCAAGTGCTGAAGCTTTCGTTAAGATGGGATGGTCTGTAGTTGATTGGGGTTTTGTGACCATGTATGGTTTGACTCCGAGAGAAATGTGGAAGCAGTTGGAAGCTGGTGTGGTAGCTTTTTCTTCGTTTCTGCTTTCCATGTATGTTGCTAGTCTCACAGACGATTGGAGAGGCACCTTGGTCAAAAATGGCATTGCTTCGCATGCTCTGTTTAAAATGACAGAGTTCGTGCAGCAATCTAAGCCATATGTGGCCTGGTTGGACAAGATTAAATCCAACGATGCTTCAGCAATGCCTAATGTGTATGAGCGCATTAATCGTGAAACGGTTGCGTTGACTGTTTCTTGTGCGTCAATTGATTTGGACACTCTTGAGAAGAAAGTGAAGTCCAATATTGTTGATGTGTATGGCATAAATGATTCTGAGGAGGCTCGTCGGAATTGTGGGATTGGCCTTATTGATGGTCATGTGCTCACAGTTGCTCATGGTTTGATTGGAGCCAAGTATGTGTTGTTGCAACGTGGTGAACAGAAGTTTCGTGTGTTGGTGGCTGACACTTCTGTATACGTCGACGATAAGCGGGATTTGGCGGTTGTTGTTTGTGCCGCGATGAAATTTCGGTCATTGTCTGAGTACTTGCCCCGTGCTTGGGCAAAGGGATGCGAGTTGGAAGATGCCAGATATGTGGGAAACAGTATTGGTCCTAAGATGAATATTGAGCCGATTGTTTTCCCAGCTGGTATGACACATGCGTGGATGTATCGGTACGGCGTGGACTTGGGCATAGGTTCATGTGGTGGAGTTATGATTGGACGATTGGGGAATCGGAGTTTTATAGCTTCTTTGCACCAATTTGGCCCAGGTGATGATTCCAAAGTGAAGAATTTTGCTTTGTCGATACCCATCACGTTGCTTGACGCATATGGTGGTGTGCCAGCGATGGTGGGCCGATTGAGTTTGATGCCGATCGTGTCTCTCAAAGCATGGCAGCCAAAGCTGGGCCTGGAAGGACCCAGTATCGCCGTAACTCAAACTTTCCACCCCAAAAGTTTGGTTTCTAAATGGCCAGATTATGGGCCAAGCCCGTGGACTGATTATTTGAAACCACTTTTCCAGGTGGAGTATGGGCGTACACGACCACGCACTCGGTTTGTCCCGGTGCCATGGTCGATGTATGCGGATAATCCGATTGAGAATTGTATTCGATTCCCCACGGAGAAATTTCCCCCAATAATGGCTTGGAATGGAGAAGGTCCGTTCTTCAATCATTTGTACACTGCGCTGGATGACATTAAAACTGCCCATTCAACAATGTCACGAGACGAAGTTGACAATGCTTGCCATTTTGTGTTGGCGCGGTGGAAGCGATTGATGTCTTTGGCTGATAAGGCTTTTCCACTGGAGGAGAGAGAGTCTCTTAATGGGGTTCCGGGGGTGAGGTTCATAGATGCAATGAATATCCACACTGGAAAAGGTCTCCCATATCGTGGGCCAAAAGAGGACATGATTGTTGGGGGAGAAGGATGTCGGGAGTATATTCCTGAAGCCCGTAGGTCGCTAGAATTAGTAGCGGCCGCATTGGCACTTCATGTTAACCCCGGAATAGTAGGGGATTTTTGTTTGAAAGATGAATTGAAGAAGCCATCTAAACAGGTGCGGGTGTTTACTCCATATCCGTTTGCCTTCAATGACATTATGCGAAGGTTGTTCTTGCCGATTTTTAAGGTTGTGCAAGACAATCCGCTGCTGTTTGGCATTTCAATTGGAATGAATGCCACGTCTTATCAGTGGAAACAGCTTTACGAGAAACACATTAAGCGGAAACATCATGTGTTGTATGACTTCAGTAAGTTTGACAAGTCACACAACGAACATTTGTTGGCCGCTGTGTCTCGGGTTTTGTTTGAGTGCGCACTCATTTTATACCCGAAAGATGCACTTGTGTTGGGACATCCATGGCAGCTGTTGGCTGCTGGTGGGTTGGCCGCCACCAACTTTCCATTGTTTAATGTGGAAAATTGTGTGATTCAAGCCAAGGGAACTTTAGGTTCAGGGCTGTTTCACACGGCCGTCTGCAATAGTATCGCACATGAGATAATTTTGCAGATGTTGTGGAATCGATTTTGCGTTAGTAGTGGATATAGTCCAGATAGCTTTCGCCAGTGGTGTTCTGACGATAAATATGGAGATGATGGTCTCCTGTCGACAGATGTTGAGGGTTTCAACTTGCCTTTTTTCCAGAGAGAGGCAGAGCGCTGGAACCTAGTTATCACTGATCCTGACAAGCTTTCGGAGGGGCGTCAGGAATTCGATCCCTCCGAATGGGCATATTTGAAACGTCGTTTTGTTGTTAGAGGTAATGACGTTTGGGCCCCGCTGGAAATTGCCAGCGTAATAAAGCAATTGCACTTCTGGGTACCACCTGAAGATATGAGTGTGCATGAGGCACTACTTCAGAAAGCTAGAGAAGTGATAGAATTCCTCGCATATCATGATGAGGATGTTGCTATGCCTATTGCCACGGCGGTTCATTCAGCATTGTGTGAACTCTATGGACAAAAGGAGATGTGGACATATTTCATGACTTTTGAGCAGGTCCGCCTGCGTAATATGCGGAATTATACCGTGATGCAAATGTCAGGTGGGTCATTCGCTTTCCGGTTGAAGATGACAGAAGAGGGAGCTTATACTTTCCTCTTCGGGTGGCAAGAAACAGGGCCAAAAGGTTTTGGTCCTTGGGTTACTTCTGTGCCCAGAATGGTGTCAGACCCTAATGCGGTTACATTATCTCCACAATGTGTGCTATTGTCGAGGGCCGTGGTCTGTGACCTAAAGTATGCACATGTTCGGAAGCTCGATAAAGACGTCGAGTTATCTGAGAAAAAACAACAAAGTCTTGCGAGCTCAAATAATAATGATGGGACTGGTTCCTCCTCTAATGGACCACTTGGACAAGGGACGCAACAGGCCGGGTCTGTCAGTGCTACTACTGGCGGTTCGGTTTCTGCAAATGTGGCTATTCCCAATGTCTTTGCCCAGGACGATCGTCCGGGGTATGAACCGCCACCGTCAAACCAGGATGTGACTGGTTTTACGAATATTGCTCCACGGATGGATTCGTACATGAAGAATGCGGACAATTCGTTGGGCATACCTCGATTTCCACCAATGGGGTCCTTGACGACTTTTTTGTCGAGACCAGTGTTGTTGGATACGATAAATTGGACTTCTGCTGCAGCGCCCAATACTCATCTTGATCCTTGGGCGGCAATGTTGAATAATGCATTCGTGAGGGATAAAATTTCTAATTTTTATTTCATGCGTGCTAATTTGCACATTGAAGCCCAGTTGAATGGTACTCCATTTCATTATGGGCGCCTGTTGCTGTCGTATGAGCCTTGCAATGGTTTGCGGAGATCCGTTGATGGTGACTATAGACAACACTCAAATTTGCCCCATGTGTTGTTGGATCCTGCCATGAATAATTCAGGTCATTTGATTTGTCCTTTTATTTCTCCACGTTCATGGATTTCATTAGGTGAAGCACTGGGAGCACAAATAGGTGTGTTAAACATTGACACCCTGGTGCCATTGTTGTCGGCAAATGGAACCATTCAGGATGTTGATGTCAACATATATGGTTGGTTCACTGAAGTAGAATTGTCGTTCCCGATGGAGTTTACCCTGGCAACGTTTACTGCACAGACTTCAGTCGTGCGGCGTCGCCGTAAGGGTGCGAATACTCCTGGGGGGAAGGATGAATACCATGATGAACCTAATCAGGGGGCTATATCGCACGCTTCAGGGGCTGTGGCTGGTGTTGCAGCTTCTTTATCACGCATACCAGTGTTGGCTCCAGCTGCCCTTGCCGTGGAGACAGGCGCTAAAATTGTCGGCGGCATTGCTTCTCTGTTTGGCTTCAGTCGCCCCAGAGATTTGACTATGCCCCATGTTGTGACGCAGAGACCGGTTATGGATGCTGCGGTGACTGATACTGCAGATTCATCGGTGAGTCTTGCTGTCACTGCTAAGGCTGGTACTTCAATTGATCCTGCGGCGATTGGCTTCCCATTTGCTGAAGATGAGTTGTCAATTTATTCCATTGCCTCCCGACCAACTATTATGGTTGATCGAGTTGTGCAATGGGATTCTGCGGATGTTGTTGGAACGACTCTTTTTAATTGGGACGTACATCCACAAAATGAGACGACTGGCGCGTATTCTGTGGCTGCGATGACTGCATTGTCTTTTGCCACTTATCCGTTTCGGTTGTGGCGCGGGACTTTGAAATTGAGAATTCAAATTGTGTGTTCTCGCTTACACCATGGGCGTTTGCGGGCGACTTGGACACCGCAATCTGGTGTTGCTTCACCAGCACTTAACGTGACATACAACCATATTCTCGATATTGGTGACGGTTTGGAATATGAATTTGAATTTCCTTATGTCAACCAATATGGTTATCAACCCACTTATCTCGATGGAGAAACAAAATCAACGGCCAATACCAATGGAGAATTCACTTTACGTGTTCAGAATGTGTTGACTGCTCCTGATTCGACTTCTGCCATTTACATTATACCTTGGGTATACGCTGGGGAAGATTTTGAATTGGCTGATCCTAGAGAGACGTCGTTTGAATCGATTTTGCTTCCGGCGTTGGCACCGCAAAGCGATATGTCTCAGGCCGTGGCTGTTGAGGCCATTAAGTTTGTTGATGTGCCGCCACCAACGGGTGTAGACCGTGTGTACGTTGGAGATCCTATTCGAAGTTTTCGTTCATTACTTAAACGATATACCACCCATGCTGCCGTTGCCGATTCTGAGGCCATTACGGTTAGTTCTAATACACTCGTAGGAATGAACATCTATCATCCACTTTATCCTCAACGTCGTGGGTGGACCGCTGCATATGCCACATCAGAGCTCACGGCGGATGGGTCTGGATACAACTTGACTAGGAATCATCTTGCCAATTATTTGGAAATATGTTTCTTAGCCAAGCGTGGTGGTTTTAGATGGATATTTACTCCGTTGGGTTTACCAGGGAAGGCTAGCTCGGATGACAATCCTAATGTGTTGGGGACGGTGATGGTATCTAGAGTGGCAAATCCTGCAACCACTGTGGAGAACTTCCAGTTTCGTGCCGACTATGAATTAATTTCTAATGTCGGGACTAGTTATTTTGGCCGAGCGGACCAGATGATGGCATCAACTGATTATATACAACCTTGGATGATGTTTAGTGGAACCCAAGTGTTCACAGTTGATAGTGGAACCGGAGAGTGGCCCACGTATGAGCTTCCAGCGTATAACCGCATTAGATATTTTACTAATATGGGGTGTGATGGAGGTGAGTATGTGCCTGAACAAAGTGCGCGCTTGCTTTACCTTTCATATGTGCGCACGGTTGCTGATCCGACAACTTCTATGCAAACCATTGGTTACCTGTCTTGTGCTGCTGCGGAGGATTTCACAATGCACTTCTTCACTGGTGTTCCAGTGTTGGAAGTGGGAAGTGGACCACCCCCAGCTAATCTTGACTTGACCTATTGGACGCCTTAGTGGTTGTGATTCCTTTTTTCTATTTTGGGTGATTAAAATCAGACGTCGTATGGACGATAAACAACTCGAACGTTGTCGAGTATAAAGAATGCAACGATGTTTCAGATGCAATCCAAACGTGATTCTGGCTTAAGTAAGCAGCTTCATTTTTGTAGATAG